CGGCGGCGCAGGTGGCGGAGGCGATCGACGACTGGCGCGTTCAGGTCGGGCCGGGCACGGCCTACGGCATGCTCGCCATCAGCGAGGCCGGGCAGGCGTTCCTGGATGGGATCGCCTACGTCTGCCGGCACCCGGTGCGCGTCGGGGTGGAAGGCGAAGGGATCACGCCCTACGGCATCCTGGACGCGACGCGCACGCCGTCGGAGATCCGCGCCCGCATCCCCAACGAAACGTCCTGGGCGGGCCTGCCCAACGACGGCCTGATCGGGATGTCCCAGGAGCTGCGTGGCTCGGACGCAGGAGGCGTGCGCTCGTCGATGAGCTACACGCAGAACGGCACGGACGCGCTGATGGTGTGCTTGCTGGCGTTGATGGCGCAGGGCGTCGCGCCGGCGTCGTCGACGGCGGTCTTGCAGCGCATTCGCGAGATGCGTCGGTGCAGCATCGACCTGAGGTACCGCTGGGACCATGGCTACCTCAGCTACGCCAAGGGCGGCGCAAATGGGGACGGAAGAAGTCAGACCAATAACGAAACTTGGCCGGGGTCGCGCGAACGCGCTCTCTACTGGAACAGCTACCGGCTGTTGGATCTGATGGTGGCCTCTTATGGCCTGGATCCGGAGGCGTTGGGGTGAGCATAGCTGTGGAGAAACAAGAAGTGACGTCGGCCGTCAAACACGATCAGGGCAAGCTTCCCTGGGATCTGCTGCCGCCCGAGCTCATGGAGGAGACGGCGCGTGTCCTCTATTTCGGCGCCGTGACCAAGAACTACGGAGCGCGGAACTGGGAGAAAGGCATGCGCTGGGGACGCTGCTATGCGGCGTTGATGCGGCATATGTGGGCCTGGTGGCGGCGTCAGAACGGGGGTCTCGATAAAGAGTCGGGTTTCTCGCATCTGGCGCACGCCGCCTGCTGCCTGGCGTTCCTGATCGCCTACGAGCAGCGCCGGATCGGTGAGGACGATCGACCGGCATGATCCCGCCGCAGAACGAAGCTGGCGAGATCCTCGAGGCCGCGCTGGAAAAGCGCGGCCTCGTCCGTCAATCCGTCGACGATTGGCTCAACCAGGTCGACTACGCCAAGCTCAACACCGGTCACTACGTGCCGTCGCGCTTTGCGCTCAATTTCATGAACTTCATCAAGCTGGTGAACGGGCCGACAGGTGAGGAGAACAAGACCCCGGTGGTGCATCTCGTGATGCTCGACCAGGTGGCGGGACCGAAGCAGAACATCGCCAACCTGATCTTTCGCGGCGCCGCCAAGACTTCACTATTCTTCGAATATCTCTCGCCTTATGTCGCCATTTTTGGGGAAATTGAGGGGTTTGGTAAAGTCGAGGGTATGATCTATGTCTCTGATTCTATGGACAACGGCGTAAAATCGGCACGAAAAAACATAGAGTTTCGTTACAACAACTCTGAGTTTCTTCAAGATTGGCTTCCACGAGAACAGGTAAAATTCACTGACAACTACCTGGAGTTTAGGTCAAAGACCAACAACTTACTCGGCGTCAAAATGTTCGGCGCTAAGGCGCTCAGTCTGGACACGCCGCTGTTTCTGGCGACCGGCGGCACAACCACGATCGGCGATTGTCAGGTGGGCGACCGGATCATGGGCGCCGACGGAAAGCCTACAAGGATCACGCACAAGAGTGCGATCTTTCACAAGCCTATGTACGCGCTGACGCTTCAGGATGGGCGCCGTCTCAAGGTCAGCGAAGATCACTTGAACCAGGTGCATGTGAAACGGTTCCTCTCGGAGCGCACCTTCTCGAAATATGAGCTGATCGAGCAGACCTTGACCACACAGGAGCTGCTGGCGTTGCCGCTCTTCGCCGTGGATCCTCAGGGCAGTCAACGGCCGCTGATCTGGGTAGAGAACCCCAAACCTATGGAGTGGCCGGAAAACCAGGACATTCTGATTGATCCTTACACGGTCGGCGTTCTGATCGGCGATGGCTCCATGAACGGAAAGGCTGCAGGCAACGTGCCTGTGGTCCTGACTGCGCATGAGGATGACTGGCCAATTTTCGAGCGGGGGGTCCCCTACAATCTGGGCAAAATCTGGCGCGACAAACGCCACCCAGCCACCTTCTCAAGGACTGTGCAGGGGATCAGCCAGTACGTCTCGATGCACGGGCTGGACACCCATGGAAGCAAGAAGCGTGTCCCGACCGAGTTCCTCTATGGCTCCATCGCGCAGCGTCTTGCGATCCTCCAGGGCTTGATGGATACCGACGGGACCTGCACCACCGACGGCAAATCGTCCTTCTGTTCTGCCAGCTGCGGGCTGGTCGAAGATGTCATGTGGCTGGCCCGCTCTCTGGGAGGCGAGGCCCGCTGGATCGACAAGGGCAATGTCCGGGCCTTCCAGTGTTCGGTCCGCATCAGTCAGCCGCTGTTTCGTAACCCTCGCAAGCTGGAGCGGCAACGCCCGCCCCGCAATGATAAGATGGCTATCATCTCGATCGAGCGTATTGCCGACGAGCCGAGTCAGTGCATCGCAGTCGATAATGGCGAGCGCCAGTTCGTGGCGGCGGATTTCTTCCGCACCCACAACACTGGGTTGCGAGGCACCAAGATTTTCGGCAAGCGTCCGACGCTGTGCGTGCTCGACGATCTGGTCTCGGATGACGACGCCAAGTCGAAGGCTTCGATGGACGCGATCCGCGACACGGTCTCAAAAGGCGTCGACTACGCGCTGCACCCGACGAGGCGCAAGACCATCTTCAACGGCACCCCTTTCTCCAAGAGCGACGTGCTCTACGAGGCGGTGGAATCGGGCGCCTGGCACGTCAACGTCTGGCCGGTCTGCGAGCGTTTCCCTTGCTCGCGTGCGGAGTTTCGCGGCGCCTGGGAGGACCGCTTCACCTACGATTTCGTGCAGGCCCAGTACGAAAAAGCCGTGCTCGAGGGTCGGCTCGCCAGCTTCAACCAGGAGCTTATGTTGCGCATCTCCTCCGAGACCGAACGCTTGATTCAGGACGCCGAGCTGCGCTGGTACTCCCGCCAGGCGCTCTTGCAGAACAAAAGCCGGTTCAACTTCTACATCACCACCGACTTCGCGACGAAAGCGAAGCAGCACAACGATTTTTCGGCGATCTCCGTCTGGGCCTACAACGCCAACGGCGATTGGTTCTGGGTGGATGGGGTCTGCGCCAAGCAGACCATGGACAAGAGCGTGAACGATCTCTTCCGGCTGGTCTCGGAGTACCGTCCCCAGATGGTGGGCGTGGAGACCTCCGGACAGCAGGGGGCGTTCATTCACTGGCTTCAGAACGAGATGATGAGCCGAAACATCTGGTTCAGCTTCGCCCAAGGTCCGAACGGCGAGCCGGGGATCCGTCCCGAGCTCGACAAGCTCTCGCGCTTCAACCTGGCGGTGCCGCTGTTCAAGGCCGGCAAGATCTATCTGCCCACCGAGCTCAAGACCAGCCAGGTGATCGGCGAGTTGGTGCAGGAGCTTCAGCTCGCCACCGTCGGCGGATTGAAGTCGAAAAACGACGACATGATCGACACGGTCTCCATGCTCATGTACCTTAAGCCCTGGAAGCCCTCCGAAGACGCGCCGCAGACCCAAAACGACGACGGGGTCTGGGACATGAGCGATCCCGAGGATGTGGGCCACTCCTCGCTGTCCTCCTACGTCGTCTGACGTTTTCGAACTCCCAGGGAGTGGTCCTTCCTCATGCTCGTTCAAGATCTGTTCACCCGGCTCAGCTACGGCGAGCTTTCCAACCTCGCCATTGGCATGGAGGGCGCGGGCTCGATCGATGTGAACAGGGAGGCCCAAGCGCTCGCAGCCGTGACGACTGCGCTGACCGCCCTCTACACCCGCTTTCAACTTCGGATCGCCTTTCTCACGCTCGAGGCCATGAGCGAGGTGGACTCCTACGTGCTGAGCTCTGAGCATGCCGAGAGCAACCTGTTGGCGCACCCCACCATACCGCACTACATCAAAGACGTGACGGCGATGCCGAGGCCTTTCGCCGACGACGTCATTCGAATCCTTGGAGTGCGGCGGCTCGACGTCGCCGCGACCATCGGATTGGACGAGAGTCTTGATTTCCTGGTCAACAGCCGAGAGAACGCAACGAATGCGGTCAAGACCCTGGCCTACAACGAAATTCGGCTTCTGACCGCCCTGCCCGGCGAGCAATTCGAAATCGAGTACCAGGCCAACCACCCGCCTCTGACCCTCAGCGGGTCGATTCAGATCATGCCGGCGCTCGAAGAAGCGCTGCAGGCGCGCACCGCCGCGGCGATCTTCGCCGGCATGTCGGGAGAGGCGCATGTGGCGCGCTCGAAAGAGTTGCTCGCCCGCTACGAGCAGCTCTGCGCGGAGGCGAAACTCAACGACATGAGTCAGGAATCGAGCTCCAACGCGTTCGACAAGCTGCGGGACAAGGGTTTCGTCTGATGCCCGCCGTCGTCGACATTCAGCTCTGGGCCGACACGCTCGAGCTCTACCGGCTGCCGGATCTGGAGACCCGGCTCGCCGAAGAGATCCAGACCCGTGAAGACGCCGACGCGGAGCACTCGGTGCGGATCGCCGTGGCTCAGGGCGACGCCGACGCCGCTCAAACCCGAGCCGACGGGGCCCATGGCCGGATCTACGAGGTGGGTCTCGCGGCTCAGGTCTACACCGACGCCGCGATCCAGCGGTTGCGCGACGAGCTGCGTGGAGAGATCGCGCAACAGGTCGGTGAAGCGAGTGACGTCCTGGGTCAACAACTGGCTCAGGAGATCGAGCAGCAGATCACCGAAGCGGTTCAGGCCTCCGAAGCGGCCGCGACGGAGATGCGCAGCCAGTACGCCGAGGCTCAGACGGCGCTCGACCTGTTGTTCGGAACGACCGACGCCATCCTCGACGATGACCTGCCGGTGACCCGCGCAGCCGCGGAAGCGGCGCAGCTCGCCGCCGACAACAACCGTGCGGTGCTCGACTCGATCTTCGAGGGCTTCACCTATCCCACGGCGATGGAGGGGATCGCCGCGAGCTTCGCGGCGGCGGACACTGCGGAAGGCGCCAAGGACCTGGCCGAAGCCGCGGCCGTGGCGGCCAGCACGTCGGCCAACAGCGCTGCGGGGTCCGCTACGACCGCCACGACCAAGGCGACCGAAGCGTCTCTGAGCGCCATCGCCGCCGCGGCCTCGGTGACCCGCGCCTCGACTGGATCGACCAAGATGGTCTCCTCCGAGGTGACTGATGTCGCC